AATTATCTTTTTGCTATTCTATCAATTACTTTTGCTTCATATATAGTTAAATCTGGTTCATATTCAGATTTAAAAATAAATTCAATAGGCAAAAGAAAATAATAAACATGATTTATATTCATATTATCTCCACTTCTATCTATTTCTTCGGCATCTTCTTTAATAAAAGCCGCTAACATCGCCCTCTCTAATGCTAACGCTCTTCCTATTTTTTTGCATATATTATCTGTAATGCTACAAATAGAAATACCTCTTGAATAAACAACGGGCTTATTATCTTTTATTTTCCATAATAAACAAATAGTAATCCATGGCCTATTACAATTATCTCTACAGTAATAATAAATTGATTTATACTCTTTCAAAATTTCTTCTGAATACTTATTTAGCATAATAATTTCCTCCATTCATTAAATTTTTCTCTCTCATAAAATGAATAAAATCCATTCTCTAAAAATACAGATTTCAATTCATTAAAATTCACATTATTCTTTTCTACTTTTATCTTCGGTGTTCCTTCAAATGGCAATTTTACAAGCTTAATATTTCTATCGCGAATTTCTATACTTTTATCAGACACTATTCTTTGGTAAATTTTGCTTTTCTCTTTTAGTTGTTTTTTTAAATACTTTATTGCCGTATCTATCCCTACTCTATCTATCCCTTCCACTTCATCGGAATTACAACCAGCCATACATTTTATATTTACCCATTCCCTTGAGTCAATCGTATATTCTTTTTTAAAATCATCTTTAGTAAATTGCTTCTTTTTTCTAATATCATAAATAATCGTTTCATCATTTAGCAATTGATACATATCATTATCAGATGTAGCTATTACTTTGCTTCCTTTATTGTTAAAACATATTGAAGCAATTAAATCGTCTCCCTCTAACCCTTTTACTTTATAATTATTTTTAATTCCTATCTTTGGCAATACCTCTTCATATAATTCATCAAACTGCTCAAAGCATTTCCCATAAAATATCTTTTCTTCTTCCGTCCGTTCTTTCTTTTTTAAACTTCTTTTTTCTTTATACGAAGGATAGATTTCTTTNNTGTATTGTCCATTATATTTTAATTCTCCAGTAGTGTGCATGGAACGATGAGATACGGCGCAACAATCAACTATAAGAATGTCTGTTTTATTCATTAATACTCTCTTTATCTAATTCGTAAATAGTTATACTGGTATTTTCATTTATAACCAATAAAGTTCCCGGATTGCATAACGCATTTTCAATTGCTTCTTCATCTGAAGATAATTCTAGCGGGTAAAAACCATCTTTTCTATGAAATGTATAAATCATTATTTCCCCTCTCAAAGCATAGAACGATTTCTATTTATTTTTCTATTTGTGTTTTTATCTATCCCGCAACAAATACATCTTTTAGGCATAAAAGGAATTAATAGTAGCCAAAGGCCATATGTTATCAAAACCATAAAAATAGTTCCTATCCCTATCTTCCTCTTATATCCTGTTGCCTTATTACAATTGAAACAATATAATGTTTCCATACTCATTAACCCTTTTAAATATAGTTAAATTTCATTGCAGGATCGTTTATACGCTACTTTTATTGATTATATGCTACTTCCATTACTTCTAAGCTTATTCCTCTATATTCCAATTTTGTCTCCTCTAAAATGCCAAGAGCTTCATTTTCCCAATCTTCTCGGGTTACTTTTTTCTTTGTCATAATTTTCTCCTTTTATTTTTTATTGACTTGCAAATATTGATTGCCATTGCTCTCTATCTTGGCTTGTCTTACCATGACAGCTATTGCATAATGAAATTAAATTTTCTTCATTACAATTTTCTTTATTGTAATCTATATGATGAACATGAAGCTTTGTATCTAATTCATCTTGAGAAATAAAACATAATTGACAAATATGTCCATCCCTTTCTCTTATTTGTTCTTTTAAATAATTATTCCATTCTTCACTATAAGGACTATTTGTAATTCCGCCTTGCCAAAGATGACATTTTTCTCCTTTTTTAGCTAAAGTTTGTTTTTCTCTATACTCTAAATCTTGCCATAATTCAAATGATGCTTTACTGCATTTTTCACTTATTATCTTAATTGTATCTCCCGAAAGAATTTTACCACTATGAAAATCGCTTTTTGCCTTTTTAACTTCAGGTCTATTTTGAGCCTCTATAATACTTTCAATATGCTCTTTTGATAAACTCCTTCCTGTTAAATTTTCAGATATCTTCATTAATCTTTCATCAGTTTCTTTAGTTAATCCAACATTCCAAGATGGCATTCCTAAATGAGCTTTAGATAATTTTTCTCCTCCTTCCTTTGTTTTTGCATAATGACCTGAAATAAATCTGGGAGTCCCTTTCTTTTTATGATATTCTTTAAAAACTATTAATTCCCCACAACCACATTCACAGAGCTTTACTTCTCTACGATTGATTTTAGTCATTTATTAAAACCATACCTTTGGCTTTCTTTCAATCTTAAATTTAGACTCTATTTCCCTCCACAATTCTATTGTCCTTTCTCTTAATTTTATTTCTAAATTATTCTCTTCTATATGCTGAATTGCCTTCTCCATTGCTACATAAGTTTTCCCATCAAAAACATCATACTTTGTTTCTTTGGTAATATCTTTATACCATTGAAGCTGGTCTCTTATATCGTCGATTCCTACACCAAATAATATTGAAAATGGGCAACTACGATAAGGGTCATCAATCGTGCTTTTAGAGATATAAATTTGACTCTCAATACCTATAATCTTTTTTACTTCTTTACCGGAGGAAAGTTTAACTACTTTTTCAATCATTCCTTTTTTACTTACCCTCCCTCTTAAAGAAGCATAATATTCTAATGCCTTTCCTCCAGAAGTCACTTCTCCAAATTCGCCTTGTCTTAATTGATTGGTAAATAATACCAATAAATCTTCTTGCCCTATTATTCTTGCAGATTTTCTTAACGATTGAGAAAATAATTTTGCCTGACGCTGACCTCTTTTATCTCCGTCGTTATCTCCCATTTCCAACTCTGTACTTAGACTAGCAATACTATCAGCTCCAAATATATTTACTACCCCTTCCTTGCGATTATCCCATTCCCATAAATCAATAAATAGCTCCTCTACCGTGTCCGGTCTTGAATAATCAAATCCAGCTTTATCAATCGAAATTCCATACGTTTCGGCATATTCTTTATCTAGTCTTGCTTCAGGATCGCGCAATCTAACAGTACCGCCATTTCTTTGAGCGGAAGCGCAAATAGAAGCAAGCACCGCGGTCTTACCAGCACCAGAAGGGCCATATATTTCAAATAATATTCCGGGCGGGATTCCACCGCCTTTAATTCTCCCTCCTGATATTGCCAAATCCAACAAAACAGAACCTGTAGAAATAACTCTATCAAATCTAATCGGAGCTTTCTTCTTAACTTCCTTTTTGCTTTCTTCTACAATCTGATCTGCTAAATCATCAACATTGCTTTTTACTCTTTTATTAATTTTGGTCATTATTTACTTCCTCTTTTTGGGGCAGATAAATCAATATTATGTTCTTCCTTCCAAACCCTTCCATAATGGTTAAGGTACTTGCTGGCCTGACGCTTCGTTTTAAACTTAATCCCGCTTTGCTTAAATAAATTTAATGCACTAAAAGGCTCATTCATTTTTATTGTCCTTATTTTAATTAAAAAGATTGAGGCTGGCCGGACTCGAACCGGCATTTTCACTGGCCTCGTTATTTTCCCTGATTAGTTTTCAATATTAAAAACTACAGCCTCAATCTTAATTTATCTATCTCCGATTCAATTTTGAACCGCTACTCTTTTTGGTCGCTTTAATTTTATCATACTCGTCAGAGCAAGCATCGAATAAATCACATTCATTTACACATGCCGGAAACTGGTCGAATGACTCCCCAAATGTTCCTTTTTTATTTGGGCAAACTTTTTCTTTTGATTCTTCTTTTGACTCTTCTTTTCCTTTTGCCCCAAAAATAATATTTTTAACTGCCTCCTTTAATTCATCTTTAGTCTCATAATCATCGATATCAATTCCAATCTTATTTTTCTCAATAAATTCTTTTAATCCTTTACGATTCATATCGTCAACTTCATCTTCAGTAATTCCGCTATAATCATCTTCCTTAAAAGAAGGGGCATCATCTTCTTCATCGGTTTCTTTATCTTTTAATGCTTCTTTAATATCGTTTACCAAATCTTCTTTCTCGTCGTAATCGCCAGCATCAATATCTAATTTATTTTCTTCAATAAATACTTTAAGCTCTTTTCTTGTCATATCATCTAGACTACCCTTGGAATTTTTATTTCCCCTTACTTCCTCCTCGTCTTCATCTTTTTCTACTTTATTGCCTTCTCTTTTTGCCCCAAAGAAAGCCTGCTCAACATCTTCCTCTTTAGGGATTACAATTATCTCGTCAAGCGTAAACGTAGAATTAAGAAGCTTATCGGAAATCTTATAATCACGATCTACAAGTTTATGCCCCAAATATTGAGTGTTGGCCTTTCCCGTTCCTTTTCTTGTAAATGTTATTCTCTTGCCGTCATCAGGGTCAGGAAATTGAATTGGCTCTCCACTTTCATCTTCTGCAATAGCCATCAGCTTTGATTCCATAAACCAATTATTTACCATCCAAACCTGCACGCCTTTTCTTTCTTCTTCCGGAGTATCATAACAAATAATATTATACAGCGTATTATGAGAAGGTTTCAATTTCTTAATCTGGTCGGCATCAGCATCTCCACTTTGCTGCAATTCAGATTTATGTTCACAAATAGAACAAAATTTCTTGAACATTTTATTCATGCAAATATAAGTATCATTATTAACACCTACTCCATAATGAGAAAACAAATCCAGTTTATACGCCGCGCTTCCTGAAGGCAAAGTTGGATGTTTCTTCCCAACAGTAAATGGCAAAATATCAATCTTATGTTTCCCTTCTCCACATTTCCATACAGGAATCCCATCTTTTAATACACCTACAAAACCACTTGAATTTGCCGCACTTTCTTTCTGCTGTTTTAGCAATTGCTGCTTTGCTGCTTTTCTATCATACATACTTTATTTCTCCTTTTTATTTTTCTTTAATTTCGTTAAAATGGACTTCTCCACCAACAGGCTCAAGTAAAACAATACTATCATCTTCTTTATCAGAAAACCGTATGTCTCCACATTTTAAATCAACACTATAAAAATATTCTTCTTTTTCTTCTACATTATGACCCTTTGCCATTGCCCCAGATTTGTTGTTAATCCTCATATAGATTTCATCCATATGTTTATGCTTCCAAGTCTGTCCAATTTCTGGGATTTTTATTTTCTTTTTTTCTTTGCACTTTTCAACAAAAGCAACTTTCATTTTACACCTCTTTTATTTTTCTAATTTTCTTCTAATTTTTTCTGATTTGTTATCCGCTACTTTTTCTTTCATTTCTGCCGGCACTCCTCCTGAAGAATAATAACCTGCTATCCATAAATCTGTTAATTTTGTTAATGCTCTTTTCTTATGGTCAAAAGCAATAACGGCAGCAGACAATATTCTCATTTTCTTTGTTGCTTCAATTACATCATTTTCTGCCTCCCTATATTCTTTGGAATTATTTACAACATTTGAAATTGCTGTTTCCGTTGTTTTCTCAATTCCATATTTTTCAGGACTACTTCTTATTTTAGCATCCATTTCAGCTCTTACAATACTCTGCTTTTGTACCGCCTTATCTTTTACCTCCTGAGCAAATGCTTCCTGTTCAGCATAATACATATAATTCTTTGGTTGCTTTTCCCATTCAATATCCAATCCATTCTTATTAACTTCTAAATCGTTTGAATAATTTCTTTCTCCCATATTTATTTCTCCTTTATAGTTAAATCATCAAATATTACTGGAACTCTTTTCTTTGCTTCTTCTAATAACGGAATCATTATTTCTGACATTTGCGGATGCGGCTTGCCAGTTGTTCCTAATGCTCTTTGCTCAAAAACCAATCGCCATTCCCTAAAATTTGCAGTCATAACAATTTCTGTCTTCAAGCTATTCGGCAAAACTGTTCTTGCCTGTTGCGGAGACCAACCTTTTTTGAGACAGAATAAATATGATAATTCTGATTCATACATTGATTGAAACCAATTTTGTTCGACAATAGGACATTCGATAGTTGACCAATTACCTTCTTTGCATACATATTCTCCTTCGTCAATATTTACCCACGGAGGAATAATAAAAATAACGCCTCCAGAATAATTACAATACCTTGTTGATTCTTGACTGTATACAGCCATTCTATGCCTTACTAATTCATGTGTAAATCCTCTATCAACAATAAATCTTACTGTCATTGAACTATGCTCAATAATAGTATTATGCTTTGATTTAATTTTATCGGAAATAAACTTACCTGGATTTCCTTTTGGTTCTGATTTATAGCAAGTCCTTCCTGCTGCTTCCATAACCAATAAATCATTACCATAAATACCTTCAATTTTAAAACTAGGCCTTATGAGTATCATTTATTTCTCCTTTTTATTTTATCTAATAAAGTCTTCAATCTGTTTATCACACGATTGTTCAAATTCCTGAATTATCTCAATAGCATTTTTTACACGGTCAACATCTTCTTTGTTTTCTAAAATATCTTCTGGGTTTAAATAGCCACCAGATATTAAATCATACCAGAAATCATCCAGTTTCCTGATGCTGACACAGCCTTCTTTAATTTTCATATTTATTTCTCCTTTAACTTTTTAATATCTTCATACATTTCATCTAAAATAGAATATGCTTTATTTAATCTTTCAGTCCCCTTTAATTTCAATAATATTTCTGAAGGTTTCTTTTCTTTCTCTATTATTTCCCAATCATCAGATAAAAGAAAATTATTGAATACTGTTTCCATATCATATTCTCCACAACCAGAAATAAAGCTTTCTCCATTAAACTCAAGCCAATTCTTTTTATATCCGTCAAAATTACTTTTCCAACATATTCTTGCAACTCTTTTATTCTTATAAATCATTTCATTTAATGCTTCTGTAAATTTCATATTTATTCTCTCCTTATTTTAAATGAAAAATATTTTTGTAGCTCTTCATAATTTTCTTCTTTCTTTAACTCCGCAATCTTTTCTAGTATACTTTCTAATTTGCCTTTTTTAACTACTGTTGCCGGTTTACTAATTTTCTCAATTCCTAAATCAAAAAATCCTTTTCTCTTTGACTTTATTTTTACCTCCTTAATTTCTTCTTTCTTATCTAAACGATTCTCAAGCATTTTTTGGCCAATGCCTTTAATCTCAATTAATGGAATGTATAAATTGCCGTCTTTAACTTGCCATTTTAAAGAATCTGAATTATTAATTGATGGCAACTTAACAGTTAATTCTAATCTATGAGCCTCAGAGATAAATCCTTCTTTTCCTTTATCTGTTCCATAATTCAAATTCGCACATAAAAATTCTATTGGATAATAATACTTACACCACATTGTCCAATATGCCATAATCGCATAACTAAGAGCATGGCTTTTGTTAAAACTATATGAGGCATAAGACAGCATCATTTCCCAAAAATCATTAGCTTCATTCTTGCTAAGTTTTTGCTTCAAGCATCCTTCAATAAATATGTCCTTATATTGATCAAATTCTTTTGCATCTCTTTTCTTACTAATTACTTTTCTAATTTTATCTGCTATTGAATATGAAAGCCCTGCCATTTTATAAACCACTTCCATAATTTGTTCTTGATAGCACAATATCCCGTAAGTACCTTTTGTTATCTCTTCAAATATTTTATTTTTCTTTTCCCATTCTTGACCATTTTTTCTTGCTAAAAATAAATCGGTCATTCCAGAATCAGCAATTCCCGGTCTTACCAATGCCATTAAATCTGACAATAAAAATATATTATCTGCTCTTAATTGCTGTGCAAGTTTATCTGTCGAATATGCCGATATCTGAAATATGCCGGTATTGTTGCCATTATAAATTTCCTTGTATATATTCTTATCGTCTAATGGAATCTTATCAAAAATAATTTCTTTGTTATGATTCTTAAAGACTGTCTTTTTAACTTCGTCTAAAACCGACAATGTATTTAGTCCTAAAACATCCAGCTTCATTAATCCCATATATTCTGAATCTTCCATATCCCAATTTGAAACGGTTAAATCAGAACGCCTTACTAGATTGCCTTTTGCTCCCTTTGTTAAATCGTCTGCTGAAATAATTACTGCTGCTGCATGGCTTCCGCAATTATGAACAATCAATCTATTTACAACAAAATTTTGATTATCGCTTTTCATAGCAATATCGTAAGTATCTTTTAATCCTGAATCTCTTATAGCTATAACTTTTTTAAAATGAATCGTCATTTCAGGATTAATTTTCATACTATGATTATGCAATTTATTATGACATCTTTTACATACTAAAAGAATATTTTCCCTCTTGTTGTTATCTCTATTTTTATCTTTATGGTGCCTATCAAGAAACTTTATCTCTCCGCAAATTTCGCATTTATTATTTTCTTTTAATAAATCTTGAAATTCTTTAGAATACCTACCATGCTTAAAACTCCTTTCTCTATTTAGCTCTTTTACATAATCTAATTTTGCAGGATTATTTTCACCACTCATTCTTATAGAAGAGTTCATAATAATATCACTATCATATTTTGTTAATCCTTTATTCCAAGGAATCTGCCCTTTTAATCCTTTGTTCCAAGCTACTTGTAATCCTTTCTTTCCTTTGTTCCAAGGAATATTTTTCTTCTTTTCTCTTCTATTTATTTTAATAATTCCGTTTGTAGCAACATAATCTCCTAATACTATTTCTCCTGCCTCAACCCATCCTTTCTTTGTTAAAATTTTATGGTCTAAAGTCACTGATACTTTATTGCTCTTTTTATTTAAATGAGCGCATTCTATTTCAATAGTTTGTTTTTTACCTTGATAAAATACATCTACTATCTCATCAAAAAATAAAATATCTTTTTCTAAATCATAAGCTCTTATTTTTTTACCTTTAAATCCATCCTTAAATAAATTTTTAATTTTTTTACATTTTGTTCTACCATAATCATTTTCTAAAAGAACCCTAGCTTCTCCATCAACACATGCCTTTATTGTTCCCTCCAATTTTAAGGCATGTTTAATTACCTGCGGATATTTCTTTGCAAATGCTTTTCCTTCTTCTGTTTTGCAAGCCTGTAGAATACTATCGTCATCATAATAAGAAATTGTCTTTGCAAAAGTATCTACTTCTTTAAGCGGGATATCAAACACTCTTGCAACATCTCTTATCGCTGCCTTTCCTTTCATTGATAAAAATGTACTTATAGAAGCAATATTATTTTTACCGTAAAGTTCTTCTAAATGTTGTCTTACTAATTCTCTTTTTGAGTCCTGAAAATCAATGTCAACATCAGGTAAGTCATTCCTATCGGCGCTTATAAATCTTGAAAATAATAAATTATACTTAATTGGGTCAACACAAGTAATGCCTAACAAATAGGCAACTAAGCAACCCCCAACGCTGCCACGTCCTGCCCCTGTCATGATATCATTATCTTTACACCAGTCTATAAGCTCCTTAATAATAAGAAAATATGGTATAAATCCTTTGCCTTCAATTAAATCTAATTCCTCTAATAATCTTGCATTATATTCCCTCCTTTTTTCTGCTGTAAATTTCTCTTCTTTAAATAACAAGTATAGTTTTGCATTTGTTAATTGTTCTAATAGTTCCTTTGGGTCTTCTTTTTTATATTTTGGAACTACCGGCAAAAATATTCCTTGCTTCTTAATTCTAAAATCAGAACATTTCTTTGCCACTTCAATTGTATTAGACAAACATTTTTCAATTTGAGCTTCCGTTAAGATTCCCTGTCTTTTAAACTTAGATTTCATTTGCCCTTCAGAGCATAAAAACAATCCTTTGGTATTAAATTTAAATCTATCTTTATCATTCCATTTTGCTTGTGTTTGCATTGCCAATAATACTTGCTGTGTTTCCTCGTCTTCAGCATTCACATAATGACAATCATTTGTTCCTACTATTTCTATTTTATATTTCTTGCTCAATTCCAAACAATATTTATTATGTTCTTTCTGTTCTTTAAAGTCATGCGGCATTAGTTCCAAATAAATATCATCTTTTAGTTTCTTTTTTAATTGTGAAAATAATGCTTCTGTCTGATCTATATTTAAAAAGCTACTTGAACAACCGGTCAATATTACCAGTCCTTCGCAATTATCTAATAGCAATTGGAAATCGATGCGAGGCTTATAGTAAAACCCATCCAAATTTGCTATAGTCAACATCTTACATAAATTTTCAAATCCAATCTTGTTCTTAATCAGTAAAGTTATATGTCCTCTTTTTTCTCCTTTCTCTTTTGTTGATAAATCTTTTACAATATAAGCCTCGCATCCTAATATCGGATTTATCTTTTGCTTATCTGCTTCTTTTTGGAACTTAATTAAACCGTCAATATTCCCGTGTTCGGATACTGTACAATATTCTTGGCCCAATTCTTTTGCCCTAGAGATATACTGTTCTGAAGTCCCCAATCCATCAAGATAGCTGAATTGCGAGTGTACATGCAAATGGCAGAAATTAGACATATTTATTCCTTATTATTTTAGAATATAATTTTATCCAAAATTTTCTATTATGATTTGCCTTACTATTGCAAACAATACATAATGTTATTAAATTATTATCATTACAATTATTTTTATCATAATTAATATGATGAACAGAAAGCTTTAATTTTTTACCACAACATTTTGGATTTTGACATTTATTATTGTCTCTATTTATTATTTTAGTTTTTAATTGTTTATTCCAAATTGGAGGATAAGGCAAATAAGAAACTCCTCCCTTCCAATTAGGATTTTTCTCCCTAATATTATTATGTTTTCCTTTCCCGGATATGCTCATTTTCTGTAACGTTTCTTTTTTATGATTGCCGCCTGTATTTTTCTTAACGGCAATTTTTAATGATTTTTTAGCCTTTTTAATTCTTTTCTCCCTAATTTCTTTAGGCATATTTGCCCATACTAATAATTGACTTTCCCGTTGTTTTTCTTTCGTTTCTTTTGTGTTCTTTCTGCCTGTTCCAGCTTCCCCAATTTTTCTATTATGTTCTTTAGTATGTTTTTTGCCTAAGCGAGATTTTGACATTTTATCTAAAGTCTCTTTAGAATAAATTCCTACCTTCCCTTTTGTAAAATGCCCACGAATAAATTCTATTTCTTTCCCATAAAAATTCTTATGTGCTATAAAATATTTCCCGCAAATGCCACAAGCGCATAATCTATACAATACCCCTTCTATATAATATTCTTTTCTACGATTAATTTTAGTCATATATTACAAAATATTATTTTAACCTTTCATTTAATTTAGTTTTTACTATATCAATCCACGTTTGTATCATTTCTTCTTTTATATCATCATCTATTTGCCCCATTCTTGTCTTAGTCCTCTCCTATCTGTAAAATCAAACAATATCGCAAATACAATTTCTTTTTCTATTGTAACTAATTTGCCATCTAAAATATGATCATAATACTTATCAATTAATTTCTCTCATCTAAATACCCCCTCAAATAGAGTTAAATTTCTATTGACAATGCTCTACAAACGATTATTATTGAAAACATACTAAATACTACAAGACTCATATAAAATCTCTGCTAAAGCTGCCTTTCCATCGTACTGCCAATTCTTTGAACCAAATAATCCAATCAATGTTTGTATTCTATTGGCAAAATCATTCTGTGAGCTTTGATTCAATAAAGTATTTGTTAAATAGCCTAATATTCCTTTTCGTAATGATTCTGGCTCTCCTGTGTATCCCTTAATTAATCCTCTCATTACATCCCATTTATTATTTCCTTTACCAGCAATTACCAATCTACAAATATCAATTGATTTCGACTCATCGTCAGAATAATTTACTATTAATGATTTTGCTTGTTTATCATCTTCCATCATTAATACTTGGTCAAGTACAGTTAATGCTTTACGGGGAGAGCCATTACTTTCTTCTGCTATTCTTTTAATTGTCTTTGAGCTACATTTTCCTTTTTCATCTGCAACTATTGTTTTTAGATACTGATATGTTTCTCCAATTTCCCACGGTGAAACTTGGTACATTGAACATCTATTCTTTATTGTCTCTAATAATAGATTAGGGTCAGTTGTACATAAAAATATAAATACATGCTCTGGCGTATCTTCTAATAATTTCAATAATGCCTGCTGGGCATCCTTGGTTTGAGAATGACACTCGTCCAGTAAGTACGCTCTAATCTTCCCTTCAAACGGAGCCATTTTACAATTTGAGCTTACCTCTCTTATTGTATCAATGCCTCTTGTATTTGCGGAATTTAGCTCGTTAAAATCTCTCTCGCTACAGCCTAACTCTTTTGCCATTATTCTTGCGATTGTAGTTTTTCCACAACCAGATTTTCCTGTAAATAAAAATGCTCTTGGTATTTTATTCCAGTCTTTGTCAAGTTGCTGTTTCAAAGATACAACTATACTTTGATTTGCTTCTCCCTTAAAATCATCTAATTTATTTGGCCTTAATTTTAAATGTAGTGGCTCGGCTATCATCGTTTATTCTCCTGTTGGTTCAGGAAGAACCATTATATGCTTAAAATTTTCATTAGAAAATAACATCTTACATTCTTTTGTATTTATAATACACGATGTTGCTTTCCCGAATATTTGTCTTAAAAAAATTGGATTAACAACAAACGAAAATTTCGCCCCTTTATATTTAATAGGAATTTTCTTTTGTATTTTCCCTTTTTCTCCTTCGGCTTTACAAAAAATAAAATTATCAAAAACCGTAAAAGAAATTTTCTTATCTATATCAATTAAATCTTTTGTAAATGGCATTAACAAATCTATTGCAGATAAAACTTCTTTTGAAATTTCAATTTTATTTCCTTTAAGTTCTAACAAAGAAGAACAATTAGGATAATTATCTTTTAAAATTCGACAACTAAAGATTTCTCCGTTAACTCCTTTAAAATGTATCCACGAATCTTTATCTTCGTATGAAACAAATTTTATATCGTAATTAATTAAATCTTTAATAGCAGATGATGGAATTAATATATTTTTTAAATGTGTTGCTTTCTTGAATTTATAAAAACTAATTCTAAGATTATCCGAAGAATATATTTCATCTTTATTTATATAAACACAAGCTAAAAAACCTTGTGTTATATCTTTAGAAGTCGAAAATTCACATAATGAAAGAGCAGAAATAAAATCAGTTGGTAGTTCTCTCCAATTAAGCTTTTCTAAATTAATTGAAGAATCTATAATCTCTGTTATTGCATCATTTTGAAAAATTTTAATTTCTACATCTACGGTATTGCTTTTAATTACGAATATATTCCCTTTTAAAAAAACATCTATAAATTTTTCATCTATTTTAGATACGACCGCATAAAGCTCTTCTGCAAAAATAGTACATTGAAAATCTGTTTTAAATGGATAACGAATTGAAATTTGGTCGTCGTAAGCAATCACCCATTTTTTTGTAAAAGAAATCTGTTTCATATTTGCTAAAGGCGTATTTTTCGGCAATGCGGGAAGTATTGCCTTCAAAGCATTTACTAAACTTAATGTTTCTATTTTCATTAATTTTCTCCTAATAAAGTTTTTCTTATTTTAAAAATCGATTTTTCCTTTTTTAAATTTAACCATTTTTCCAATCCTAAAAAATAACGAATATTAACTTTTGTTCTAACTTTCCAGTCCTTTTTAAGTTCTTCTGGATTATATCCGTCTTCTTTAAACATTTTTTCTACTTCTTTCCCAAAAGAATATAATTCAACTTTAAACTTATTCTCAGAAATTGTGATAATTATAGGATTCTGCGAATAATCAGGAGTCTTAAATCCTCCTACTGGATAATGAATCTGTCCCATCCCTGCAGACATCTGCCAAGTTGCGGCATCGCAACTTGTCCAGGGGAAATCAAGCATTATAGAAGAACTCCAAACAGCAAACCCATGTGTTTTAACTTTAATGCTATTCTTTTCTAAATAAGAAAAAACTCTATCTATCCAAAATCTTTTTTGATTCATACCTACATCGTTTGCAGGAGATACTCCTATATAATCTGTTTTTTCAACCATCTTATCCAGCCATTTAAAATCTTCTCCTTGATGAAAAACATGAATAGGAACAATCCCTTGTTTAAGAAAAAAACAAAGATTTTTATATCCTTGCTTTGCTGCCTCTTCTATAATTGTTTTATCTTCTTGTTTTACCGATTTATTAAGATTAGAAGTTTCACCTACTTTTCCTGGAATAACATCAAGATTTACACACCTTATTATTTTATTTTTTGCCAGTGGAGAAGATAATGCGTCCCTACAATAAGAAATATATTTATCGAAATCGACTATCTTCCCTCTATTCCAAGCAGAAAAAGCGCCTGAATCAATTAATACTTTCCCTTCTACTTGTTTTGAATACTCAAGCCATCTTTTTAATTGTTCTGGATACAAAAAAGAACATAGTCTATTTCTTCCATCAAGCTCTATTAAACTTTCATCTCTACCTGCGGCGCCGGCAAAATACATCGTTATTGGATTCATACTATTCCTTATTTTTCATACGTTGCTGTAACATTTATAAATGTTCCACCACGAGCATTAAATTTCCCAATTACTTCCATTTGAACCGGTCGACAAATAAAAACTAAATCTTCCAATATCTTATTAGTAATAGATTCCATAAAACTGCCATGGCTTCTATATGCAAACAAATACAACTTTAAAGACTTAGATTCAATACAAAACTTATCAGGAATATAATTAATAATTATTGCTGCAAAATCCGGCTGTCCTGTCTTTGGACACAAAGAAGTAAATTCGGGAAATATAAACTCTACATTATATTTCTTCTTTGGATACTTATTGTCAAAAGTTTCAAGAATATTCTTTGATGGCTCATCGTATCTATATTCTGTTTTCTCCGCCCCTAGTTTTTTTAAATTTTTACCTTCCATTTTAATCCTCACTTTCCTTGTATTCGAGACATAAATTCATCTTTACACCCGTCTTTATTTTCCTTAAAATATCCTGTTACTGCAATTGCTTCAAAAGGACTATTCCATTTTTTTAATCCTCTCATCTCTTTACATAGATGACGAGCATTCATTACAAGTATTTGCCCATAAGGCTTTACATCTTTATCAATCTCACCAACAATTTCTGATACCAATCGTTCGGCAATCTGTAATTTTCCTGCATAGTAATCAACTAATCTTCCTATCTTGCTTGCTCCAATAATTTTCTTATTAGGAATGTAACCATAATAATAATGTCCGAAAAACGGAATTATGTGATGCTCACAAAAACTGAAAAAATATCCTTCATCTCTAAGCATTTGATCATAATAAACCCCATCTTCTCCATTTGGAACAACCATTACTCTAGGTTTTTTTGATAAATTATACCCGCAAAAAAATTCCTCGTACATTTTTGCGACTCTTTTAGGAGTATCAATTAATCCTATTCTATCAGGATTCTCTCCAATTTCAATAAGAAGTTCTCTTATAAGATTTTCTATCTTTTTACTCATATTTAATAGGATCCTCTTTTCCAATATTTTTAAATGCCTCTAATCTCTCTTGACAACTGCCGCATTTACCGCAACTCAATTCTTGATCTTTATAGCAAGTTCTTGTAAATTGATATGGCGTCTTTAAATCATATCCAATTTCAAGAATTTGCGTCTTATCTAAATATTGAAATGGAGTTTCAATTCTAACCCGATCTCCTGAACCTTGAATTACTGCTGCGTTCATTGCCGCAATAAATCCCGCTCTACAATCTTCATATATTGCATGATCCCCAGCATGAACGCCCACCGCTACAATTTCAGCGCCTATGCTCCAAGCATAGCCCATCATAATACTAATAAAAATAACATTGCGAGCAGGTACGACCGTTTGAGACATATTTGAATCGGTATAGTAACCTTCTGGTATTTCTCCTCCGGTCTTCAATAAATTAGATTTAAAAAGCTGACCTATAAAAGGCAATTCTAATTCCTGTATTTTCAATCCGTAATATTCTGCAAACTGCTCCGCCGCTTTTCTTTCATATTGATTGTGTTTTGAGCCATAATCAAAAGAAACAGGAAATATTTTATATCCTTTGTCTAAATAATAACTACATAATGTAGCTGAATCCATTCCTCCTGATAATCCCATTACTACTTTTTTATTCATATAAATATCCTTATTTTTTTAAATTAAAAGTTTTAATGTTATCTAACATTAATTCCCATACATTTATATCTTTATTTGTGCTTCTTGTTTTCTCGACCTTAACTAATTTAAAACCTCTTCTTTTATACCATTCATTTGAATCGTAATGAACAGGACACTTTGCAACAATTTTAAATGCTTTCTTTTTCTTTAAAATAGAAAGCATTTTATTCCCTGCTCCTTTTTTAATAGATAAAATTTCAGATATTGTTAACTGCCCATCTTTTCTTAAATGCCAAAGACAATATCCTCCATCCATTAAAATTATTTCATTCTTTGCTGCCGCATCAATTAAAACTTGAAACATAATTTCTTCTTTCAATAAAAGAGAGAATGTTTTTTGTTTCATTCTCTCTTTTATTTCGCTTAATTAATTTATTTAAAAGACAATATTTTCTCTTTATTTTCATGAAGCTTTTTCCCATCAGGAACTCTATCGTCTTTTCTCCATGCCTTTATATACATTTTTGCAATTTTATCAGGAATTCCTTTTTTAACAGCATTTGCAATTACTTTTTCTTCTGTATATTTCCCTTCCTTAACAATTTCTGCGACAACAGACCTTCCTGAAATTTTTGTTTCTTTTTTCTTATCGACTTTTTTCTCTACTACTTTTTCAGGCTTCTTGTCTTTTTCTTTTACAATTTCCGCTACAGTAGTTTTCTTTACAACAGGCTTTTTCTCTTCTTTTTTCTTCTCTGCTTTTGCCGGTTTCTTTTCGACTGCTTCTTCTACTGCTTCTTCCTTTTCAACAAGAGTCTGAGCATCAATTTCATCTCCAAGTTCATTATAAAACTTAGCTACATCTTCAGGAATTTCATCATCGGAAAGTGTATTGACGGCTGCAATATAAGTGTCCGCCAAATATGTCACATCTTCGTCCTTGCCTTTTTTAATAACGATTGCTTTCTTCAAAATCCCCAACTTGTTCAACTTCTCAATTTCTGTAACTATCTTTGTTGCTTTCATCTCCCTAATCTCCTTTTTATTGTTTTTGTTATTCTTATATATCTATTATATACTATTTTTTCATTTTTTTAACAATTATTTTCAATATTCTTTCTTTGGAAATTTGCTAGTATTTTCAATCGGATATATTAATTTATGTATTTGAATATTAACTCGTACTAAAAATAATTTATCTTCTTTCATCCATTTTATCAATTCAGCATGGCTTAATTTATTCGATACTACTGCCGACAATGCCCATTGCGGATAACCAAGATAACTATATTTTTCAATAATTCTTTTTGCTGTTTCGTACGATTCTCTATCCCATACAACTATTTTGATAAAGTCTTCAAATCTTAATATTTCCATATTATATTTCAAAGGCAAAGATTGAAGTTTACAGTCCATTACCCAGCAATCAACTTTATCATAATTATCTGGAAATAAAATAGTGCCATTTGTTTCTATCGAAATATCAAACCCATTATCTTTCAATTTATCTATTAGTTCGGCAATGTCTTTTTGTAGTAATGGCTCTCCTCCTGTAATTGTTACTTTCGGGCAATCAAAATCTTTTACTTTTTGAATTATAGTATCGATTGACATTTCAATAGCAAAGGCTTCATTCTGCGCCCATTTAGTGTCGCAATATTCGCAAAATAAATTACAGCCAGCAAATCTTATAAATGTCGTAAACCCTCCTTGCCCAAAACTATTTGCTTCTCCATCGATGCTTAGAAATATATTTGCTACTTTCATTTAATCAATCTCCCTTACTATGCATTCGCTATTCTCTGTTTCTTTTAATGATATTGATTCCAATTTAATCCATTCAAACTCTTCGCTTAAATCCAATTTTAAAGTATCAAAAATCCAAACTGCTAAATTTTCAGATGTAGGATTAAAACTTAAATGTATATTTAAATCCTTATGATCTAAATATTGCAAAAGATAGTCTTCTATGAATTTCTTCAATACGGAATAATCAATAATCATTCCATTATTCCAGTGTATTCTATCGTCTGTTGTGGAAATCTCAACTTCAAGTTGCCACGAATGCCCATGATTATTGCTACATTTGCCTACATAGTTTAATAGGTGATGAGCGGCTTCAAATGTCATTCTTTTCTTAATAGTTATCTTTTTCATTTATACTCCTTTATCGTTTCTATATTTCTATTATACACTATTTTTTCATTTTTTTAACAATTATTTTTATCCTTTCGTACTTTGTTTTTCTGCGTCGCCAATTAACTTATCTCCAAACTTACTTGCAAATCCCATCCCATGCAATAAGCCGCATCCCTCCTGCCTCAATAATTGCTCGTATAAATATGTCGTCATTTTTTCTCTTGTGTCTTGATATTCTATTCCTTTCTTAAATATATTTATTTTTTTAATTATTGCATTGTATCTTTTAAGATTAATAATCTCTTTATTGAAAAGCTTATTGCTTCCTTCTAAAAGCAAATTGCCAATATCTTCTGCAATTTTCTTTATTGCTTCTAATGGAGAATATTTATATTTATCTTGCAATATAAATTCCATACATAGCTTGAATAAATGTTTCTCATCTGTAATTTCAAATTCCTCTTTATTGATTTTCAATACAATAACATTCTCCATTTTATTCTCCTTTAATCGTTATTTATTAAGCCGGAATCATCTTCTACAAAAGTTTTCATTCCGGTGATTTCGCTATCAAGCAATACTTGTCCTAATCCTCTTTGCTGTAAACAGATAACTTGCTGAAGCTCATTGGCATCTTCGTCTCTATGCGCAAGAATACTGACTCTCATTATGGACTCCGCTTTTTCTTCCTGTGTTTGCGATAACCCGTACATAACGTCTAAGTGAGCAAGCTTTCTGATATCTTCTGCGACATCTGTTTGACTAATAGATTTCTTATCAATACTTTTTCTTGTTCCTTGCGAAGCTGTTACAACCAAACAATGTCTTGAATCGGCAAGTCCTTTTAATTTAATCCATGTAGAATCAGCTTTTGCTCTAGGGTCAATTAATCTCGAATCCTCTGGTTTTAAAATATCGGCATAATCAAGAACAATTACATCAGGAATAAATCCTTCTGTATATTCTAAATGATCTAATG